GTTCCTGATCCCGCAAAGCTGTCAAGAACTAGGTCGCTGCCCTTGGTATTGTTGAGCATCTGGTATTCAAACAGTTCGACCGGCTTCATCGTTGGATGCTCGCCATTACGACGCGGCTTGTTAAACTCCAGAATAGTTGTTTGCTTGCGGTCGGCAGCCCAAAGATGCGCTGCGCCATCCTTCCAGCCGTAGAGGCATGGCTCGTGCATCCAGTGATAGTCTTGGCGGCCCATGACGAGACTCGACTTCTTCCAGATCAAGCACTGGCGAACAGGCCAACCGACGTCCGATGCTGCGCCCCGGAAGTTGTAGCCTTCGATGTCGGCGTGCCAGATGTAGAACACCGCGCCTTTTTTCATCACCGCGTCTGCCGCAGAATAGGCGTCTTGAAGGAACTGCCTGAAGCTGTCGTCAGACATGCTGTCGTTTTGGATGGTTAGCTTTTCCTTGGTGCCGCCCTCATACGCCACATTGTACGGCGGATCGGTCAGCCACATATCGACAAGCTGGCCGTCGCACAGGCGCTCAAGGTGGTCAATCGACGTGCTATTCCCACACATCAGCCTGTGCCGACCTAACAGCCACACATCGCCCTCCACCGTGACAGGCTGCTCCGGCACCTCTGGCACAGCGTCTTCGTCCGTCAGACCCTCAGTGCCATCGTCGCTTTGCAGCAACGCCACCAACTCATCCTCAGAGAAACCCATCAGTTCGCCAAAGTCGCCAGCCAGGTCTTCCAACTCAACGCGCAGCGCCTCCTCATCCCAGCCAGCATTCAGCGCCAGCTTGTTGTCGGCAATGACCAATGCCCGACGCCGCCGATCATCCAAGCCTGTCACAACCACCGCAGGGATATTTTTCATCTGCGCCTTGCGTGCCGCCAGCACCCGGCCATGCCCGGCAATAAGGTTGTTCGCCTCATCAATCAGGATTGGATTGGTAAACCCAAACTCGCGGATGCTGGCCGCCAACTGCGCCACCTGCTCATCGCTGTGCGTCCGGCTGTTCAGCGCATATGGAACCAAGTCCTCAACCGCCACGATCTTGTGCTCATAAAATTCCATCAGTTTGTCCTTGGCATTGCAATCAGGTCGTCATCAAAAGACTGCAAAGTGTTGCGGGCGTCAACTGCGCCCCTTGCTGCGCCGTTAATCGTGCGCGGATCGCTGGCCATCTGGTTCAGGCTCATCGACCGTATCACCGCCATCTGCCTGCGCTCCAAAGTATCAATTACCGAAAGCAACGGATTGGCGACCAGCGTGCCGCGCTTGTTCTGGATCAGCACACCCGAACGGTCGAGCGTTTCTTGGTGCTTTCGAATATCCGCCTCCATGCGCACCACCTTGGCCAGCAACAGCAAGTCCATGTCGCGCCAATCTTCCCTCGCGCGTGCACGCGTGAATTGATCCCAGATCACAACTTCCTCATCGGAACGCAGCTCCACGCCTTGCGGCACCGGCACGCTATCCATCGCCCCCTTGAACCCGCCCAGCGCCGCTGTGACGCTGTTCTTGTCGCTGCGCCTTTTCTGGCTCATGTGTTTCTCCTAAAATTTCCGTAAACGCAAAAAAAGTAAGTTACGAGCGCCGGTTCCGCAAAAAACCAAAAAGAGATTTGACCCGCCCCCCCCATGTCACCCTCCCGGATGCTGCGGGTCGATGGGCCAACCGTCCTCGCCTATTGTAACATCGAAGCCGCGATTTTCAATTGATTGGATGTCGCCTGAGTGGCAGGCCCAGCAAACTGATTGCAGGTTGTCGAGGTCAAAGAACAGATCGAGATTGCCTTTGTGCGGTTTGACGTGGTGAACGACTGCTGATCTTGGGTTGCTTCTGCCGCGCTTAAGTTGGGCTTTGCATTTTTTGTGCTGACACTTGAACAGATCGCGCAGCAGGGCTTGTTCGCGGAGGATGCGCCATTGCTTTGACTGATACAGCTTGCGGTATTCTGCTGCTTCTGGGGTTCGCCACTTATCCAATGGTTGTTGCCTTTGCTATTGCCTGCCTTGCATCGTTGTCGGCTTCTTCGCGGAGGTCTTTGAGGTGCATGGACACGGCGACGAATGCGGCCCAGACGTCGAGCGGGTCTTCACCGCTGTTGATGAGGTCTTCGGCGTCTTGCATCAGGTCCAGGGCGATGTTTGGCGCGTTTGTGTTTTGCTGTGTCATGGCGGCATTGTACGGGTGTGGGCATGTGCTGGCAAGGTGTTGCGCCGCTGGGAGTAAATGTTGTTTATTTCCCCCCTATACACCCTACCCTACAAGAGACACCCTATAGGAGACCCCCTTAGACACTCTCTATAATATACTAAAAAATATCCCTCTTTATATATATAGTAGTGTTACAAGGGCTTTCGCGGTGCAGTTCGTTTGTTCCGGTGTTAGTAGATTTTGTCAGAAAACGAGATTTCAGACTTTTCGATTTCAAAATTTGTAAACCAAAAACCCTTGATTGAGTTTTTTCCGTTGCAGAAAGTGGCGGGTGGTTTTAGGGTGCTTTGTGTGGCGGGGAGCGTGTGCAGCGCTCAACCCGCCGATACCAGCAGGAGAGGACTGCCGATGGAACAACACGTACCTTCAAAAGAAACGTTGCGCAAGATGCGCATGCACATTCGTTACGACCGAAGCAGCGGCAATCTGTTTTGGCGCAGCAGACAGCCAGAACATTTTTTGACCCGAAGCGCTGAAATGGACGCCTTCGCGGCAAAGTCTTGGAACCGCAAAAACGCATGGACTGAGGCTTTCGCCAACATCGCCAAGAACGGCGAGAAGTGGGGATATTTTGAGCGCAAGAAATACTTCCAATGCCAAGTGGCGTTTTTCTTTGAAAACGGCTTTTGGAACGAAGGATAGGAAACCTGAAAATGATTGACCAATACGTTGAGAAATACACCGCGCTCGGCTGGGCGCTTGTTGGTATCCCGGCGGGCAGCAAAGCACCGTCCACATTTGGATGGCAAACCAAGGCCGCGCCGTTGGACTATTGGGACAAGAATCCAAGCCACAACATCGGTTTGCTGCACAGCCTGAGCGGAACGGTGGCGCTCGACATTGACGAGATGCAAAACACGCGCACCATATTTGAGGCGCTGAACATTGATCTTGATGCTATCCTTGCATCGGCTCCGCGCATTGTGGGGCGGCCAGATCGCGGCAAGGTGCTGTTCCGTGCGCCGGATGGCGTGACGCTGACCACGCGCAAGATCAGTTGGCCTAGGCCTGACGATCCGCGCAAAACGGAGGTGGTGTTTGAATTGCGGGCAGGCTCGGTGCAGGACGTGCTGCCGCCGTCCATCCATCCCGATACGGGCAAGCCTTACACGTGGGCCGGGCCTGACGTGGCCAGTGGCCTGCCGCCGATCCCTGATCAGCTTTTGACGATATGGGATGAATGGGATCGGTTTCGCCCGCAAATGGCTGATCTGTGTCCTTGGAAAAGAAAGCCGGAGTTCACACCACCGCCAAAGCCCCGCAGAGATGCCTCACAGGGGCAGTCTGTCATCGCCGCCTACAACGAGGCCACGCCAATGGCTGACGCGCTCACACGGGCCGGATATAGGCAGATCGGCACAAGGTGGCTGTCACCCAACAGCACCAGCAAGATTCCCGGCGTGATTATCTTTGACGATGGCCGCGCATACAGCCACCACGCCAGCGATCCGTTTGATTCTGAGCACAGCTTTGATGCGTTTGAGGTGTTCTGCACCTATGAGCATCTTGGCAATGTCTCAGCGGCGGTGAAGGCCGCGTCTGAGATTTTGCAGATCAAGTCACTGCCGCAAGGCCCGAGCGAGTTGGACCGCGAGATGTCGCGGCATGGCGGGGAGGTGGCCGCGGCTATCATGCAGCAATCGGTAGCGCCCAATCGGGCGGCAGCGCCCACGGACGATGTACCGGTGCATCTGCTGACGGTACCTGGCATGCTGGGCAAGATGGTGAGCTATGCAGCGGCGACGTGCATCAGGCCGCAACCGCAATTTGATGTGCAGGCCGCGATTGCCTTTGGGGCGGTGGTGCTTGGGCAGCGATACACGACCAGCGGCAGCAATATGTCGAGCCTGTTTTTGATGAATGTCGGCAAGACGGGATCGGGCAAGGAACACGCGGGCAGCGTCGTGTCGCGGGTACTGCGGGCGGCTGAACTGGACGATCTGATGGGGCCAGCGGGATACACCAGCGAGGGCGGTGTGCTGTCTGCCCTGAAGTCTCGCCCGGCGCATCTGGCGGTGATTGATGAGTTTGGCAATTACCTGTCGGCGGCGGGCAACCGCGCCAGCGTCAACCAGCAACAGGCGCTGTCGATGATGATGGAATGCTTCGGCCGACAGACAGACACGGTGCAAAATAGGGGCTATTCAACGGTGGCCATGACCGAGGGCCAGAAGAAGACGATTGAGATCAGGATCAAAAACCCGTCGCTGTCCGTGATGGCCATGACGACGCCTGAGACGTTTTACGATGCTGTCAGCGGCAAGGACGTGGCCAGCGGATTGCTGAACCGCTTTTTGATTGTGGAGAGCCGCCTGCCGCGCACCAAGTCGCGCAGGACGCGGCGCATTGATCCGCCTGCCGATCTGGTGGAGTGGGCCAAGGCAACGGCATCGGCCAATGCGGGCGATCCGCTGGTGACGGACCAAGGCGCGGAGTTTCCGCCGGTGCCGATTGAATTGCCGTTCACGGACGCAGCTTATGACTTGCTGGATGAGTACGAGGAAACGCTGATCAAGCGCCAGAACGCGGCCAAGAGCGAGTCCAGCGCCAGCATGTTCAACAGGTCGCGTGAGTTGGCGATGCGGGTGTCGCTGATTGTGTCTGTCAGCATGGGGCTGGATGATGTGGATGATGTGGCGATGCGCTGGTCGATTGACTACGTGGACTTCTACGCGCAGCGGGCCGTGCAATCGATGCTGGACAACATGGCTGAGGGCGACACGGATGCGCTGCGCAAGAAGGTTGCGGCTGCAATCAAGGCGGCAGGGCCGATGGGTTTGAAGATGGCTGAATTGATCAAGGCGGTGCCGGGCATTGGGAACCTTGGCAAGCCGCAGCGCGATGGCCTTTTGTCGATGGTTTGCGAGGATTTTCCGATAGAGAAATCACTGTCAAAGCCGATTGGCGGCGGGCGTCCGTCGATTATTCATAGTTGGTCGCAAGAATAGTGTTGCAACACGTTTTGATTGCCGATAGTGTTGCGAGTGTTGGAGATGAAAGGAAAGCTAAATGGTTAGCAACATTGACGCCCTATGTGCGGGGTGGCTTGAGGCCAAACGCGCAGAAACCAAAGCCCGGGACGAGCGCCTTGCGATTGAGGCTCAACTGGCCGAGGCTTTTGAAGTGCCGCAAGAAGGCACAAAAGCCCATAAAACCGAGAATTACAAAGTCACGGTTGGCCAGCCGGTTTACCGCAAGCTGGATATTCTTGTTTGGGATAAGGTGCGCGACCTTTGCCCGCCTCACATGCAGCCGATCAAAATCAAGATCGAGGCCGACGCAACGGGCTGCAAATACCTTGCGAACAAAGAGCCTGAAATCTGGAAGGCCATTGCGCCTGCATTTACTGCCACGCCGGGCAAGGTTTCAATCAAAGTGGAGGAGAAGTGATGCTGATCCGCATTCAATCTGAAGACGGCCAAGACTTTCTGGTTGGTTTCGGAGAAGGTTCTGGCAGCGT